ACAATCTGCTTAGATTTTTTAGGTGGTTTTGTTGTAGGGGGTTTTTGGTTAGGTAATGTCCTGCCTTCAACATCTCTTATATTACGACCTCCTGCTTGAGGACGGACACCACCAACTTCAAACTTAGTCGGCTGACTCAACTTATTAGTTTTAGCTACATCCATAGGTCCATCAATCCTACGATTTATAGTTGGGTCTTGTTGTTGACGGGATGTAACCGTGCTAGTTTTAGTTTTAGGAGGTATAACTTCTCCTTCAACTACTTTAGATTTAGTAATTGGGGCTTTATCAGTAGTTTTTGTGCCCTTACGTAATTTACCTAGTTTAGTTAGTTGTGCCCCAGGAATTATTTGTAAAGCTCTACTACCAGCAGCGTCCCAATCTCCTCTTACTAAAGAAATAGCAGTGTTAACTATGTCAGGGATAGCCCCAACTTTAGGTGCAGTACCTGCCCAGTCAAGACCGATCTGTAAATTGTCTACTAAGCTCCAGAATTTGTTTGATGCCATAAGAATAAGTTTGTAATTGATAAAAAAGATTCCTTAAATTTAAGGTTTATTCTAATTAAGTCAACTCACCACCTAAATCTCACAAGATCACTTAAGCCTTTTATTTCTATTTGCTGTAAATTGCTTAACTTGTATTTAAGAGATGTCAATCCATTAGCGAGTCAGTTTTCAAAATCTGTGTTAAACCCTTTAAAGTTTTTCTTTTTTGAAAAGAACCATCTTTATTTTTCTTTGGTGGGTCAACTGCGACAAGTCCATGACGTTGTCTGGCTAAATCAATACACAAAAACGCAGCGTCTGCTAAGTCAGGAGACTGCCCAAACCTCGCTTTATACTCTACTTTAGACTCTAACTTCATCCGTAAGTTTGATCCTGTCTTCACTATGTCATAATTCCTGTTAGTTATTTCTTTCACTAAATCAGCGGAAATGCCAAATAATTGACGTGTCCTACAAAGTTCTTTGCCAATAAACCAAAGCTCGCTTACCCTGTTTACATATATTTCGTGACCTATATTTTTACTACGGACACTTACTCTTTTATCTGATGCCTTTCCTCCAAAAGAAACCCGAAGAATATCCCCACCAAACTCTTGAGCAAGAACATCTGCAAGAGGTTGACCAGCTCCCGTTGCGTCAATCGCAAGGTTCGATGCAACAACCTCTCGTTTGTCGCACTCCTCCTTCACTAAACGAGCTATCTGATAAGAGCGTGGGACCGCTTTGTTGGTGGCATCGTCGTTAATCTGCACAGGTTTAGTTAGCTCACAAACAAATTGACCACTGTCATCCATACCTACTTTACCAAAGTACAAGATAGACCTATCCCCATCTGTAGTAAAAGCAGGGTCAAATCCTGCAATATTAACAGGTTTAGTTGACCATTGAACCGTGGACATTGAACCAGAGTCTATGAGTTCTGATTCAGTGTACACTGTTTCAGAGTCATCACTATCAAAGAACACTGCACGAACCATTCGCATGTACCCTCTACTCTTAGCACCAAGGAGTTCTGCGTCCTCCTCTACTTTTTCAAGCGTAGGTAACCAAGGGTATTTATTCTCACCAGCTATAATATTAGGGGATCTTTCTCCATCGAGTCTTATATAAGTTCCTCCCCACTTTGTTTCCCAAGTATCATCTACTTCAGTGTTGATTTTTTCCCATGTGTCTTGAGGAGTACTCCACACACCAAACGCATCAAACCTACTAGAAGGGTTACTCATACCTACTAGTGAGAAGTAAGGGTTCTTAGATAAGTTGGAAAGACCGGCCTGTAAGATAGCTTCACTCAATTCACTAAGCTCGTCAGCAATTAAGAACACTCTCTTTTGTTTGATACCAATAAATTTACCAACTGCTTCTCGTGTCTTTGACTTTTCAGCAGCGATTAAAGATAGCCCAGCTCTCTCAAAGAGAGTTCCATTCTCATCTATATAAGCAACATTACCAATAGAGTCTCTAATTTTAAATGGGGCTCCTCTCATTACACTTAGTAAACTAATTACTGATCCCCATATTCTTTTCCTGGCCTCCCGTAAAGTAGTCGAGGTTAACAGGATCAAAGTTTCATCAGGTCTAGCTAACCAGTTTACAATCCCCCATGCAGCCATAGTATGTGATTTACCACTAGACGCAGCACCCCCAATCGCTACGTATTTATTTTTCAGAGCTGCTTGTATAATCTCTTCAGCCCAAGGATGTCTCACCATTAAAGGTTCGGCAACACCATCGTGATTCCAGAGCATGTCGCATATTCTCCAGAAGTAATACTCTTTTTCTTTTAAAGAAGGGCTGTGGTAGAAACCAATTAAGTGATGGTTGAGGGTATTATCTTCGGGTATATTTTTTAAACTGTCTCCAATTTTGTATAAACCTGTCTTCTTATCAAACTTTGGTTCATACCTAGTTATTAGTTCTGTGTCCATCGTATACTTGAATTTGTCTAGTTATAGTAGTATATACTACATAGTTTGGATAAAGACACTAGGAAAAGACTAATACAAGATGCTATTGATATGTATACCAAGAGCAATCTTGGAGTATCACTTATTGCTAAAAAGTTAGATGTTAATCCTGAAACAGTCAGGAGATGGCTTAAGGCTAACGATGTTTGGAAAAAAGATTTAGTTGTCAAAAAACAAGATGAAGCTAAAGAGAACACAGAAATTATTAGGGATAATGTGGAGATGTTTACAAACAAACAAAGTAACCCCCTACTAAATCTTTTATCTCCTCGAACACTTTCAAAAGCTGCTGAAAATGTAGATGAAGGAATTCAAAACGCTGACCCTAGGAACCCAAAACACTCTACCGCTATCAAATCCAACATAGATATCCTTAAAGCTTTATCTGGATTAGATAGGGGTAGAGATTCTAATGGCAGTCTTAACATAAATGTTAGTTTGCTGAAAAAGAATTGGGGAGCAAATCAAGATGTATTAGACGCTGAAATTCAAGAAGAACCAGAAGAATAAATGTCAACAAAAGAAGATGGTGATACCGCCCTGTTATTATACGATGGCCTACAAGATGCCTTTATTGGTAGCATTGAAAGAGTAGGTCAACCTCCTATCGCTTGTTATAGTAAGCGAATGGTCATTTCAGTCCTAGTAGAAAACTATGACCTAACAGAAAAAGAAGCTAGGGACAGGTATGCCTTTGAGCTTTTACTTAGTAATCACGGAGATGCAACCCCCTGTTTTCTAAATGATGATCCACCAAATGTTTCAGGAGAGATCAAGGGTAAATAACCCTACAGTCATGATTAGGTATGATTTGCCTAATAAAGACTTTCAGTTTAAGGCTGAAAAAAGGGTGGGGTCTTTTTATCGTGTTATCCCACGAACTGCTAAAGAAATTTTTTATATACAAATGCTAGTCAAGAACATAGATGTTATGATCCCATCAGAAGGTGACGGGCTTATACTATCCTGTAAAGTGGTTGATCGGCTTCATGTACATCCAGATTAATGATAATAGGAATTGATAACGGTCTTGATGGTGGGTTAGCTGCTATTTCTAAAACAACAGGAGCATTAATAAATAAAACAGTAATGCCAACTCTTAAGCGTGGGAACAAGAGAGAAGTGGATGCTTATAAATTATATCAATGGATATTAGGTTTGGATGAAATGCCAAGCAATTTTGTAATCGCAATAGAAGAGCCTTTACATCATGCGAAATCTTCACAAGCCGTAAGATCAATGGCTATGTCTTTTGGTAAAATAAAAGGATTATGTGAAATAAAAGGATGGGAACACTGTTGTGTTTCCGTCCATAAATGGCAGAAGAAAATGTTAGGGCACGTCCCTAAAGGTATGACTAAAGAGGCAGCAGCTTGGAAGGCTGAGTGTTTAGCTCCTGACGAATGTTGGGTAAAAAGCAAAAGAGCTAGTAAAGCACACGATGGAATGATAGATGCTTTTTTGATTGCTCGTTACATTCGAGGAAAATAATTCTAGACGAATTTAATTATCAATGGTATTTAAGGATCTGAATGAAAGCATTGTTCCCAAAACAGCGTACCGCTGCCGACTTTTTTATTGATGTCTTAGGTCAAGGAAAGTCTACTATGGACACTTCGAGTGTAGGGACGGGTAAAACTGTAGTTGCTAGTTATGTAGCTAAAGAATTAGCCAGACCAGTAGCTGTAGTTTGTCCTAA